TCCCGTGAAGCATGGAAAAGAAAATATGGTGATGATTTAACACACATCATCACCTTTGTTGGTGCCGGTAAAAATGGTGCAGTCTATCTTGCCGACAATTGGAAAAAAATAGGTGAGACTGCTGGTTTACCATCACACAAATCTTCTTCCATGAAATGGAATAATAAAACTGAACTGAAAGAACTTTTTGTTAAACCCACAGGTGAAAACAAAAAAATTATTTTTATTAAACCAATCTAAAGGTGTGTTATGCCAAGTAAAGAATATTATGAAGGCCGTGATATGGAGAAAAACAAATTTCTCCATGAACATTTAATCAATTTCTTTAAATTTGATAAAATAGATTCTGATGGATCAACACAAACAAAAACAGATGTTATTGGCATAAAAAATGGTCAAAAAATTTGTCTGTCGGTTAAAAACGCATCAGGTAAAAACACGCAAGTGCATCTAACAACTTTAAAAAAATTAACCTCTGATTTGAATATTCCAAATAATATTGTTTCCAAATTAATTCTTTGGTTTGGAACAAATGATATGAATGAATTTGAATTATTATCAAGTGGTAAAAAATTGTCCAAGTATGAGATAGGTCATTCTCGATTGTCTAGTAATAACATCAGAGATTGGGACAAAGTTCCAGAGTGGTTTAATGCAAACAATCGTAAAATTGCAAACCTGTTGATACAAAGTTTAAATAACGGAGAAAAATCAAAATTCTTGGTTTGGAACAATAAGGTCAAAAAATCTTTACAAATAGTTGATATACCAAAATTGATTGATTTTATCGAAAAAGAATGTATTTGGATTACTATGCCTAGTGGAACTATTTTAAGATGCATCACACCAAATAACAAAGCCATCCTCTGGTTACAAATGAAAGGTAATCATACAGATGAAGGTTATAATCGTTGCCCACAATTTCATTTGGTTGAAAATTGGCCAGAAGAAATTGTATTGAGTAAACAAATTGTCACACTATGATTTTCTCGCTTGAAGAAGGTTCCGGATTCTCCGCCTTTGCTTTATATAATGCCATTAAACTTCATTTTACTACTGATAGCTACGATTATTTTAAGTATCACGGTAAGACCAACGTTACCAGAGATAACTTTGCCATCAGGAAAGATAAGTACACATTCTACAAGTTATCCCGTAAATACAAACTGGATGACTTGAAGAACTTTTATGTCTCCAACTTTCTTGTTACCGAATCTAATTGGATTGGTGAGATTGCCAATCTGGAAGGTGAAGAAACATACAAACAATGGCAAAAAAGAAATCAGAGCTTGACTTATAGATTCGAACAAGATATAATAGGTCTACTCAGCGCAACACAAACACCAAATGAAATGTTGGTGGTAGAAGATGGTCAGTATCCGTTACTCTTAAAAGAGTTGACTTACAACACCATAAATTTTGAAACGGTGTGTATACTTAATAACATTATGAATTTCTTGCCTATGTGGTCTAAAAAAATAACAGATGATGTTGTTTGGCCATCATGGAAAAGAAGAATTGAAAAGTACACACCGTTCATTGAATTTGACAAAGACAAATTGAAATTGATTTTGAAAGAAAGTTTGAAAGAACATGTTTCTGTTTAAGAAAGAAAAGATAGTATTGACAGCATATACGGATGATCCAACATTGTTGGAGATGTTTCCGGTTGTGGAAGCCAATAAAAACTATCCACCATATTACAAAACATTGGAATCCAAATATCAAAAATTAGACAGAAGAAATAGTCGATTTGTTGAGAATGCTCCAGAAAAGCAATCAACGATTCGATCTTGTTATGGTATTAATAATTTTAATAACTACGGTTTCATTCTTCCGGTTTGGGGAGAGTATTCTATTGTAATGGACAATTCCAATGCTCATGCTATTGGTTCGGCTGATAATCGAATTAGTTACCATGAAGGTGAACAATCTGCGGGAGCATTAGATCCATATCATATTTTTAAATTGGAATCTCCATGGGAATTTACCTGCAATAGAGATATTAAATTTCTTATGACGCAAAATGTTTTTGCTGTAAATTCGGAATACTATTCAATAACACCAGGCATCACAGATTTCTACAATCAAACCACCACGAATATTTTTTTGATGGTTAATAGACACCAAAATAACAAAGAGATATTGATTAAGGCTGGTAGTCCACTTGCAAAATTCATACCATTAACCGATGAAGATGTTGAGTTGAGGCATGAGGTGGTTGATGATGTTAAAAAAGTTAAAGTCAAACCATTTAAATATTTCTTTCATAATGGTTTAACCAAAATGATGAGAGCCAAAAAAACAACAGCCGAGAAAAAACAGGCTAAATGTCCTTTTCATTGGAAATAATATGAGCAAACTAAAAATTTCTTGCATCTATTTGGACATGGATGGTGTAATATGCGACTTTGTTGGCCGTTACAAAAAACTATTCAATGTGAATCCAGATCAAACTCGGAACAAAAAAGAATTTGGTAATCTGTTCAATCAGTTTATTCAAGGCCAAAACTTTGCAACACTTGAAATGATGCCACACGCTGGTGAATTACTGGAGTTTCTACGCAATACACCAGTGCCAACAGAGATACTATCATCTACTGCTCGTCCAGATTCACACGATAGTATTTCAAAACAAAAAGAGATTTGGTTGGACTCCCACGGAATTAAATTCAAGCGTAATTTTGTACCGGGTAAACAACTAAAGAAAGAATATGCCAGAGAGGACACTCTCATCATTGATGACACGGAAACTGTCATTACTGATTGGCGTATAGCAGGTGGTCATGCAATCTGGCATAGGGATGTGCCTAACACCTTGGCAATGTTGAAGGTTATACTTTGACAACGCCTAAATAATGTTATATAATGCATCATGTGGATAATCCGTTTATACAACTATACTCCGTTAATACGAAAGGTAAATTATGGTAGATTTCTCTAAACTCAAAAAATCGTCTGGTAATTTGGACAAACTAACCAAGGCGATTGAACAACTCAATGCATCAACCGAAGGTGCATCTGACAAAGATAACTTCTGGCGCCCAGAGGTTGACAAAGCAGGTAACGGCATGGCAACCATCCGATTTCTTCCTGCATCTCCACAAGACGGTGATGATGGCCTTCCATGGGTCAAAATCTTCTCACATGGCTTTCAGGGTCCTGGTGGTTGGCTTATTGACAACTGCTTGACAACCAAGAATCAGCAATGTCCCGTGTGTGAACACAACAATCGTTTGTGGAATTCTGGCGTAGAAGCCAACAAAGAGATTGTACGCAAACAAAAGCGTAAACTCAACTACATTGCTAACGTGTACATCGTAAGTGATCCAAAGCATCCTGAGAACGAAGGGCAAGTTAAATTGTTCAAGTTCGGTAAGAAAATCTTTGATAAGATTACTGAGGCAATGAACCCTGCGTTTGAAGATGAAACAGCAATCAACCCATTTGATATGTGGACTGGTGCTAACTTCAAATTGAAGATTCGTAAAGTTGAAGGCTATCAAAACTATGATAAGTCTGAATTCGAATCTGCATCACCATTGCTGAATGATGATGACGCACTTGAAAAGATTTGGAAGTCCCAAGCTTCATTATTGGAGTTGGTTGCTGACAAAGAATTCAAACCATATGATGTTTTGAAGACCAGACTTGATAAAGTCCTAGGTGTTACTACTACTAGTGATGAAGATGGTGGTCCAAGAGCTCGTACAACTGTGGAACAAGCAAAGGCTGCACCTAAAAAGGCACCAGTTGATCTTGCTGGCACAGATGACGATGATATGGCATACTTCAGCAAGTTGGCCGAAGAAGATTAAACTCTTTTAATAAAAGTTTAGACCCCGCCTTGTGCGGGGTTTTTTGTTTATACTACCCGTGTTGAATTCATAATCATTCTTTGGAAGGTGTCTTCCAGATTACGAACAGCAGGTAGTGCTGATTTGCCGGTTGTTGTGGATTTATTGAGTGAGTTTAGGTTATTAACCACAGATTCTAGTGGTGCAGAAAAATCAGCCAATTTCATATCGGTATTCTGACCCATGACAGAAGCCAATTGTTGACCCATGTTAGGAACAGCCTCCGGTGTCGCCATAGATGCAGAGGGTGCAGACAAAGGCATAGTTCCACCACCACTCTCAGGTGGTGCAGGAGTTGCTGTTGGTGCACCACCGGTTTCTCCGGCAGGTGTTGCGGGTGCTGGTGGTGTTTTGGATTGTTGAGTTTGCAGACCAGCCATTGGTACCTGATACATTGCTTCCCTTTTGGGATTCTCAGCCAACCATTTTTTCAGGCCTTCTCTATCGGCACCTAATTCCTGCACCAATTCTTTATCTGTTAAATCAGACTTAACAAAATCTTCAACAGTTCTTCTTGGAACTTGTTTGAGTGCTTTTTGTTGTAACTGTGCTGCAGCACCACCTTCTGTTAGGTTACCACCTTCTCGTTTACTTCTAACACTTAGAGCATAAGCATCATCATCATATTCTTTTGCATATGGATCTTTGTCTATGGCGTCTTTTCGAGATTGTCTCTCGGAAAGTAAATATGCTAAACCTCCTCCAACAGCTATAGCAGCAAGAAGTCCTAAAACAACAGGATTGGCTAACAAAGGACCCACAGTTCTTAATACAGTAAAAATGTTTCTGCCCATACCAAATGCATCAACCATTTGATCTAAGAAACTCTGTGGTTGTTCTGTTACCTTTTCGGCGGTTTGTACTGGCACCAAATCTTTTTTCAATTGTTCTATTGCTTTTAATAAATCTTTGTGCCTTCTATCTGCCGTTTTTTCGGCTTCCATTTGCCTTTCTTCTGCAAAATTATTTTTCTTTTGTCTGTCAGTGATATCTTCTTCACGGTTTTGTTTCATAAAATCATAAATCTTATTCAACATTTCATTCATGCCAGAAGAATCACCACCGCTGCCTTGAAGTTTATCAATCTTAGTTGATGTTGAAACGGGTCTTGCACGACCAGTGAAGTATTCAATATCTTTTCTGGAACGACCCATCATTTTACCAAGAATTGCAGGACCCAATCTGGATCCACCTGTCATAAACTTTGCAATGTTCAACGGATCAAATTTAGCTTTAAGTCTGGTAACTCTGGCTTGTGTTTTTAGACCAATAGCTTTACCAATTGATGCACCATAACCCTCACCAGAGATAAGTTGGTCAGCAATAACGGAACCAAGAGATTGATTTTTCAACCTCGCAGCCATCTGATATGACATTTTATTATCTGTAGCCATTTTATTGTTGTTGCTTTCTTGCATAAGGTGGTCTATCGTCAACCTTTTGTTCAGGTTTAACATTGTTTGTCTGGTTGTTTGTCGTAGTGGTATTGTTCGTTGTTTGAGCCGACTTATCTTTATTTAACTTTTCTTTCAGGTCTGCATTTTCTTTAGATGATTGGTCAACTTTGGTACCAGTATCAGAACTTGGCACGGGTGTAGATGAAACTTCAGCTTGATATTTCTCAGCTAATTTTGCTCGATGTTCTGATTCCATTTCACCCGATTTTAATTTTTTATCTTGAAATCCAACCGCTTTACTAACTGTTCCTATATTTTCCAAATCTTGTGGTTTTTTAATCAGATATCCTTTATATTTTAAAAAGAACCAAGGAATAGATTTTGCGGCAACAGAAATTTCATTTAATTTATCTGGATCACCTACTAAATCTACACCAATATAATCACCTAAAGATTTGTATGCATCTTTTCCTGTAATTTGTAAAAAACCTCGTCCTCTATACTTAAAACCATCGCCGTCAGCAGTGTTACCCAAATCTTTTCTTTTTCCATAAACAGCTTCAGCAATTTTTTCTGGATTTTTTGCTATATCTGTCGCTATTTGATTTGGTAAAACTCTGTTATTTTTATCCTTTAAAAGTTTACCGTCAGGTCCTTTTTGGCCAAATCTATTTGGCCATGTATTCGCCAAGCCATCGGCTGAATAGTATAAATCTTCACTTTTCGGAACAAAATTTGATTCTGCTTCGACTTGTGCTAATACATTTGCTTGAGCTTTTGCTGATAACCCAGCAGCCAATAATGCAGCAATAACTACACCTTTTCCACCTGAAATTGGAGGAATTTTAGTAGTTGGTGCTTTTGGTGGAGGTTTTACTTGTTCAGCTTTTGGCGGCGGCTTCACTTGAGCTGGCTTTGGTGCCGCAGGTGCAGCTTCTGCTTTTGGTGGCGGTTTAACTTCAGGTGGTTTAACCTGTTCAGCTTTTGGTGGAGGTTTTACTTCAGGTGGTTTAACCTGTTCAGCAGACTTCTTGGCTTTATCTTCAGCTTCTTTTTTAGCCTTATCCTCAGCTTCTTTTTTAGCCTTATCCTCAGCAGCCTTCTTGGCTCTATCCTCAGCTTCTTTTTTAGCCTTATC